TCCAGTTGTTGCTGCAACTTGCTTAGCAACAGAGTTGTAATTAATTGCTGTAAATGCTGTAGTTCCGTCTTGCTGTGCTGTATTAGCAGCTGCTGCTGTAGCCTCTGCTGCTGCTTGGGCTGCGTTAGCCTTAGTAGTAGCATCTGATGCTGCTGCAGTGGTTGCTGCAGATTGTGCTGCGTTAGCCTTAGTTGTTGCGTCTGAAGCGGCTGTAGCCTCTGCTGCTGCTTGGGCTGCGTTAGCCTTAGTAGTAGCATCTGATGCTGCTGCTGATTGAGCTGCGTTAGCCTTTGATGTTGCATCTGCTGATGCTGTTGCTTCTGCTGCTGCTTGGGCTGCGTTAGCCTTTGTAGTAGCATCTGATGCTGCTGCAGATTGGGCTGCGTCTGCTTCGCCCTTAGCAAATGCTGTGGTTGCAATCTGAGTTGTATTAGTATCTGCTGCTGCTGTAGGTGCTGTTGGAACTCCAGTAAGATCTGGAGAAGCAAGAGGTGCCTTTGTTCCCAAAGCTGTTGTAATAGTTGTTGTGTAATTAGCATCATCATTAATTGCTGCTGCTAATTCATTTAATGTATTAAGAAGTGCTGGTGCACCATCTACTAATGAATCTACTGCGGTTGAAATTGCTGTATTACGGTTTGAAACTTCTGTTGAGATTGCAGATGAAAGTGCTGATGCTGCAGTTGCTTCTGCTGCTGCTTGGGCTGCGTTGGCCTTTGTAGTAGCATCTGATGCTGCTGCAGAGATTGCTGCTGCTTGAGCTGCATTAGCTTTTGAAGTAGCATCTGCTGCTGCAGTTGAAACTGAAGCTGCGTCGCCTGATACTCTAAGTGCTGCTTCTGCTGCTACTTTTGTAGTAGCGTCTGTTGCTGCTGCTGTGATTGCTGCAGACTGTGCTGCGTTAGCCTTTGATGTTGCATCTGCTGATGCTGTTGCTTCTGCTGCTGACTGTGCTGCGGCTGCTGCGCCATATGTATCAAATACGCCAGATTTAATATTAAGTTCTCCAGCAACAACTTCCATCTGTGTTGATTCAACAGAGTTTATAAGATTGGTTCCACCAACAAGATTGAGAATGTAAGCATCTCCGCCTGTTTCTGTAAGTATGTTTTGGCCATTGATTGTTCCTGTTGATCCTTCAACTACAAGGCCTTGTTTGATTCTAAAGTTTTTTACTACCGTTGCCATTTTATCTCCTACCGTCTTAAGACTTTAAAGACGTTCTGTAATATCTAGCGGTTACAGATCCACTTATTGGTGCTACGTTTAAACTTATTATACCTGAATTTTCTTCAAAAGTAACATTAGCAAGAGTACTGCTTGTGTTAGATATAATATTTGATTCTACTACGTTTAAATTTGTTCCATCGTTTAGTAATAAAATATCTGATGTTGCGTATTCGCTTCCTTTTGAAATCTGAAGCTTGTATGAAACTGTCCTGTATGCTGTTTTTGAAAACTCATCTACTTTTGTTTTGTTTTCAATTCCCGCAACTGTAAGGTCATTGTTTCCTTCTAGACCTAAAAGAACTTCTGCTACTGAGGTTGAGTTTTCGATGTCTTGCAATTGAGCAATAACATCTGCTACCTTATAGTCTAAAGAGTTTACATCTTGAGACCCATCGATTCCAACCTTTGTTTGTAATGCCTCTATTGCATCATTGGCATTGGCGTGTTGTTGTGAGTGAGAAGGGCTAGATAGCGTATCCGTTGAAGACGGATTTGTTAATGTGTCTAGCGAATCTGGAAAACTTGTTGACATTGTTTGATTGCTCCAAAATTATGACTTGTAGGTATATTATATCTTATTTATTATTATAATATGACCCTATTTCTTAATTAAATTTTGCCATTCTGTATACATTTCTATAAGCTTTTGTGAAAAATCTTCTTCTGATGAATTGATTGCATTTGGGTCTAGTGCTGCGTTGTAGGAATCATGTACTAGGGCGTTATCTGTAAAAAATACGTCGTAGGGTTCAACGTTTATAGAAATTACTAGCTCTGTAGAGTTTATTGGCATCCACTGGGTGACTGGATTCCAGTCTTGCGTCATTGGAGAAAATATTAAATCTGCTAATGTAACATCAGTAACATTTTTAAATTTTATTCCTTCATTATTTTTAATTAATATCCAGTGTGCTTTAGAATATTTGTTTTCATTAATAACAATAGCCCCATCTGTAATTCTTGCAGCCATTGCAACTACAGTAGTTTCTATTTCTGTATCTATTGATGTGTCTTGTGTTGACCAATTTTGTATGTAATTTGAAATTTGATCATTAGATGTATCAATTCCTTCAATTGAGGCAGAATAAAGTACGTCTCCAACCTTTAAGTTATATGCCAATATTAATCCTTGTGGATTCTTGCTTTTAACTAATGTAGCTGCTCCTAAAGATTTACCACCCTCGCCTGGAGTTGGTGCAAATGAAAATCCTGTAAAGTTATATGTTGTAAAATCATATGGTGGAACTACAATTGGTGTAAATGAAAATGGATTTAGCTCTTCGTATGTAAAACTATATGGTGGCGGATCAACTGGGGGGTCTGGTGGTGCTGTAAAACTAAACGGTGTAAATCCAAATGGGCTAAAACTAAAAGATCCATATGTGTATTCTATTTCGGTTCCCATAGTAACAACTGAGTTTTCGGAAATAGACTGATTAATTATTTTTCCACCTAAAGATTCATCTGAAGTTCCTGTGTTATTTTCTATAACAGATAGCCCTAAACCATTTAGTAATGATAAGGCTTCTGATCTAACCATTCCAACAGTATTTGGAACAGATACTCTTTTTTTAATTCTTGAAGATCTTAAAAATCTCACGCCTTTAGGTCTCCTAAAACTACCCAAGAATTTGCTGCTCTTTTAATTAAACTTGCGCTTGACCATTGAGATCTTAATTTTAAACCTGGTGTTGCATTTGGGGTGAATCCGTCTCCAGCAATAGTAACTTGATTTGATGTAGTTTGTAATACTTCAATATATGTTCCAATAGGGAAATTATAAGTAGAGTCGTTTGGTATTGTCAAAGTGCTAACTTCTGTCATCTCTATCATTTTGTTTGCATCGGAGCCTTGTAGTGTGTATGAAGAAGATTGAGAATTTGTTACAATTAAAAACTTTTCTACATCCGAGGTGTTGTCTACATTTCCTAGGCCCACCATTGTTTTTGTAATACCCGATACGGTGCCTGTAAATGTTGGTGATGCTAATGGAGCTTTAAGATTAAGAGCGTTTAATGTGTCTGTTGATATTGGCTTAAGGGCGTCTGTTGTATTATCAACATTTTCTAAACCAACCATAGACTTAGTAATACCAGAAACCGTGCCAGTAAATGTTGGTGAGGCAAGTGGGGCTTTTGCTGTTAATTCTGTGGTTATTGTTGCTGCGTACGATGCGTCGTCATTAATTGCTGCGGCTATTTCATTTAAAGTATTTAAAGCACCTGGTGCTGCATCTATTAAGTTTGAAATCGCAGTTCCAACGTATGTTTCAGTTGCATATCCAGTTAAACTTGGAATTGTTGGCTTGCCAGAAAGATCATCATATAATCCGCTAAATAAAGAAGGCTTTCCAGTTAAGTCTGCATAAGATCCGCTAAACAAAGAAGGTTTTTCGGTTAAGGAGTTATAGGATCCATTAAATAATGTTGGCTTATCAGTCAAATCAATATAAGATCCACTAAATAGAGTTGGCTTATCGGTTAAATTATTATAAGACCCAGGAAATAAAACAGGCTTGTTGCTTAAATCATTATAACTAGTAGGAACTTGTGATAGCAAAGCTATTGTTCCTGATGCGCTAGGAAGATTTACTGTTATGTCTGAGGCTACGTCTGGGGATTGTAGTGTTAATTCATAATCATTTGCAGTAGAGCCCTCTATAATAATTTTGTCTTTTGGAATTAGCAAGTTTCCGTCAATATCTAATTTTGCTGGACCTCCTGCATTTCCAACATCTCCAACTTCTACATACGAAGATAAAGTGTTTTCTAAATCTTGAGTAGTAAGAGAGCTGTAATATGAAGTGCTACTCCACGTAGATCCGTTTCCAATTTTAAATTTATTTAAATCTGAAGATATAGCAATTTCTCCAGCAAGCAGTATTGGATTATCTCTAACCCAGTCGGACTCTATGTCTCTTCTTAATTGAATTCTAACTACCACTTGAGCTCCCTCCATTTATTATTAATGTATACTCATTAATAGAATCTCCACCGTTAAGAATTACACTATCTGATTCTGGGGAATAAATAGAATCTGAAAACCCTCCAGGAAGCAAAGATAATCTTTCAAAACTAGGTGCATCTACTACATCGCTTGGGCTACCACCATCAATACCTACAACAACTGGAATATTTTCTGAAACACTTTGTGTAGTGTTAACATCTTTAAATGTAATTGGATTTTCTACATCTATTGTGTGTACTGCTCCATCGTATGCGTGTGTATGCATATAGAATGGGGTTGGATCATCGCTTTGTGGAGTAATGTCTACCCAAAAATCTCCATTGTATATTCTAATATTTTTTGTTAAAATATTAAAGTATACATCACCCTCTAAAGCTGTAGATGGATTTTCTGCCAGCGTTAGAAGGTTTAATAAAGACTTAAGTTTCATTTTTTATTTAGCCTATTACTACTACTTTGTATTCTCCTGATGCAGGTGCCACTGCAAATTTAATAGTTACGGCAGATGCAGATGCCAGTTCTACGTCTGTCTCAACTTTAGCATATGGAGAAGCTGCTTGCGAAACCTGTACTAAAACATCAGTTGAACCCAGGTTATGAGTAACTGTGTATGATGTTGCTACTGAGTTTAACGTCTCGACATATTTTCTAGTTATTGCATGATAGTTAGTTCCATCATTTGTAACTGTCCATTTATCTGAGGACTCGTTCCATAGAATTTCAACATCTGTTTCGCTGCCTCGCTCTACACGAATTCCAGCGTCTGCTACTGGTGCTCCAGTAAAATCAGTATTAAGATTAATCTTATTATCAACAATGTTTACCTGAGTTGTATTTACAGAGTTAACTGTTCCTGTAACATTTAAGTTACCACCTACAAGAAGATTACCAGTAATTGTTACATCATCTGGAAGCCCAATTGTTACTGCTGAATTCTCTGATCCTGAACCAGAAACTGTAATTTCGTTTGCTGTTCCAGCAATTGTTGCAATATAATTACCAGTTGTTTGTGTCGCAAGATCAACATTTTTAATGCTTACTGCACCATCTGTTACGGTAAAGTCTGCGTCTGCAAATGAAGCAACACCACGATTTGTGGTTGTTGCAATTTCTGCATCAATTGTTAATGATCCAGTGCCAGCATCATCGTATGTTAAATCAATTCCTTCACCTGCAACAATTTGTGTAGAAACAATATCTTGTACACGTTCAGCGTTTAATGTTACTGCGCCTGATGTTACTGTAAAATCTGTTGCGTCAAAACTTGCTACACCCTTATTTGATGAGGTTGCATCTTCTGCTGATACTGTAATTGTGTTGTTTGTTACTGCAACATCAATTCCTTCTCCACCTGAAACAGTTAATGTGTCAGTTAATAAATCAACTGTGTCTGTTCCAGTGTCTCCAGCAATTGAAAGATTAGTTGCTACGTTTACTGTTCCTGCTGCAGTCAAACGACCTTGTGCGTCTACTGTAAATGTAGGAATTGCTGTTGTAGATCCGTATGATCCAGGTGTTACTGCTGTGTTATCTAGATCAATTACTGTTGTTCCTGTTGAATCTGTATACGTTGCTGTTAAGCCAGTGCCACCAGAAACATATGCACCAATAGCATCTTGAATTACTTCTAGGGAGCCAGATGTTGGGATCCAGGTTGTTCCGTCAAAGAAGTATACAATTTTATCTACTGTGTTAAAATATATTTGACCTTCTACTGGGCTTGAGGGCGCAGTGCTAAGGTTTTGAATTCGAGCATTTTGTAATTCATTTTTGTTAAGGTCTAAGCTAACTAAAAATTTTCTTGCCATTTTGTTTCTCCTTTATGACAGGTATGCTGTCCCTGAAAATGGTTGAGCCATTGTCAGCCTTATTCTATTTGTGTCTAAATAGTCTAGTCCAGTTTCAACTGTTTCCCCAGAGCTATCTTTTGTTGTTACGTTTGGGAAAAACCCAAGGTTGTGTGTTATTGTTACTGAATATACACCATTGGTTGGTCCAACAACTTGAGCAATTTCCCATGAAGATGAGTATGAATACTCTGAGCCTTCTTGAATAAATTTAATAACGGTTGCTCCAGACCAACTTAAATCTGTAATCTTTGGTCCGTAGAAATCTGTTGTAACTGTGTTGTAATAAAAATCTCCAATAACCCCTAGGTTATTTGATGGTGCAGAGATTCCATTTAATATAGTTCTTCCAGCAGGGCCTTGTGGTCCTGGTGATTTTATAATTACTTTATTTTTTACTTCTTTTACTATTACTTTTTCTGCTGACATTATATAGTTACCGATCTGCTGAGAGTTAAAAACCCTTCGAGGAGTTTTATTTTATTCCCGTTAGAATCGACAACCATAACGTCATAAGAAGATTTTGGATAAAAGAGTTTATTTGTCTGAGTAGGTGTCATTTTAATGGTTAGTGTTCCAGTTGCACCATTAATTGTTATACCACCAGAAGGTGATGTTAGTGTAAATGCTAGCTTAGATCCACCTTTAGTATCACGTACTTGCATCTTTGCAGTTGCATTTACTAAACTTATTGGTGTGACTTCGTCCTCTAAGGTGTATTGAACCTCAAAGGTAAAAGTAGCATTTTGATCTACTTCAAAATTCTTTTGTACTGCCATTTTCAAAATCTCCTAAAATAGGAAAACTCCTATGCTTATTTTAGCACAGGAGCTATCCTAATCGACTACTATTTTATTTTACTTTTTAAAACCAAACTCTGTATTGCTTGGGCTTAACGCCTTGAGAATAACTGGGGCAACTGCTGCGGCTCCTGCTGCAATTAAATCTTTTGGATTTGTATTTCCAGTCATGTATAGAGCTGTAGCTGCTGCTAGGAATGCTCTTCCGTAAGTTCCTAGGGCTGCTAGTATTTGTTCTGTATATGTATTCATATTATCTCCTTTTGGCTTTCGCCACTATATATTCTACCACTATGCGGTTATATCTACAATCTCACAATTTCCGTCTGAGGTGCATGCCAGGGTCTGGTTTCCTAATGTTCCGTCTTCCGTCTCATAAAAAGAAAGATCGGCCCATCTTATTTCTTTAGGCATTTTGTCCAAAAGATCTAAATATTCCTCTTTAGATATCTCTTGATATGGAGCCTGCTTGTATGTGTGCTCTGACATTGGTAAAAATGAAATTCCAGAAACATCGTCAAAATTCTTGTATACCCAAGCACCTACTTCCATCCATTCGTCTTCTTTAACTGAAACGGTAATTGATGGCTTGTGCTCACACCAAGCACGTTGGTATACAAGCCAAATATTTAAATGATCAATTGCAGTTAAATCGTTTCTAACTACAGCGCCTTCTGGGGCTTTTATTGGAAATGAAAATACATAAGTGTCATTTGGTTTCATTACGTCATCCTCTACTGGAATACCTACTTCTTTTAAAAAAGTAGAAATTGGATCTCCTTTAGAGCCACGAACTGTTCTAATATAGTATGGAGAATGCCATGCATGCATTCCTGAAGACACCCCGACCAATTGAGATACTGTTCCTGATGGCTTTACGCATGTAATAGCGGCAGATTCTGGAATCCCAATTTTCTCAGCCTCGTCTTTATTTTTTGCCCTTGATGATTCTCTAAGTAAATTTAAAAATTCTTCTAAAGACTCCAGGCTTTCTTTTCCAGACATAAACTTATGTCCAAATTGTCCAGTAAGAGATACCCCTAGTAAGCGCTCTTCTTCCGTGTTGTCTTTCCAGATTTTACGAAGGTATTTAAAGTCTGTAAGCGTTGACTGCCATGTTCCAAGAATAGTTGCCAACTCAACTTTGCGTTCAATGTCTTTTTTTGTATCATTTTCACGTAGTACGACTTCTGAAAGGTTACAAAACTGGTAAGGACGTAGGATAATCTCTGAGCACGGGTTAGTTCCATAGTGTATATCTGGATCTCTTCTTCCATATTTGGCTGCCTGGGCTTGAGCTGCGGCCACATTGTATATACCTCGTTCTCCCGACTTTGAATCATATAAAGATTTCCATTCTGCTATAAATTGTTCCATTTGTGGTTTTCTGGAATACGCCACTGAGTTGTTAGAAAGTGCACGTTGTGAATTGTGTTCCCACCAATTTCCAGTTTTTGCTTGTGCCATTTCAATATCATTGATATTGGAAAGAGAAATTAATGCAGATCTGCGTACTCCGCCAACCACTACAATTTCACCTATCTTGCACATAATGTCGTGTGCTTCAATTGGTTTAAATTGTCTACCTGCTGCATTTTTAAATTTAGCAATTGTAAAATCAAAAAGATTAATTAATGGCTGTGGTCCAGAAGATCTTCCGCCCATGGTTTTAAGTCTTGCTCCTGCTGGGCGAAGTTTACTTACATCAATTGATGGAATTTGCCCCGTCCAAAGAAGTGCAAGCAATTCACGAAATGCTTTAGCCCAACCAGATTTAGAATCTTCAACAACAATTACTGTTGTAGATTTTTCAAAAGATTCTGGAATTGCTGGTAGTTTGTTTACGTATTTATATTCAACAGAAAATCCAACTCCAGTTCCACACATAAGTATATACATGGTTTCATCAAATGATCTTGGATTGTCTACTGGGACAAATGAACAATTGTATCCTGCAACGTGATCTCTATCTAATGCTGGTCCTGCAGTCATTACGGATCTCATTGATGGCATAACATTTCTATCTAACACCGCTTGTTTTAATTCTAATATTAACTTTGATGAGGGTTCATATGAGTGTTCTTTAAATAAATGATCTAACATAAAAGAAAAATATCGATCTACTGTTTCGCTCCAGGTTTCTCTACGATTCTCTTCTGGTATCCACCGTGCATAACGGGATAATGCAATAAAGTTTTCGTATGGGTTTTCAATAGATGTTGACATATAGACCTCTTCTTCCGCCTGCGGATTAATTAAATTTTAAGTGAAGTCTAAGTGTATCAAACTTTTATTCAGGGGTCTACCCTTAAGAAAATTTTTTAAAAATATCTTTAAACGCATTCTTAGTCAACTGATCCCAATTATAATCTTTGTGTATTTTAGTTGACTGAGCAAAATAATAATTTGAGTATGCTTTAAAATTAATAGAGACATCTCTCATAAGTTCAAGTAGATGTTTACGGTTTGGCTCAAAAACTTTTCCTTTATGTGGAAATGGCCATGGAGAATCTATAATTTTTGATTTTAATTTTAGTGGTCCAAGATATTTATCATAATGGGCCCATCCATTAGTACAAATAGTTGGCATGCCAGTTGCTAGAGCCTGAAACGGAATAAACCCAAACCCTTCTCCATAGCTTGGATAAATTAAAACGTCATGAGAGTGATATAGTTCTACTAGTTGCTCGTTTGTTAAAACATTTGTTATTAAATTAATATTTGAATAAAGTTTTTCTGGGGTGCCGATTATATTTTTGTCTATAAAGTTATTAAAGACTCTTGTAGTGTTAATTTGATCTGCTTTAATTGTTAAAGAATATTGCGGATTGTTTCCAAACAAACTTATGAATGAGTCTACAACCATTTGACCTGCTTTTCGTGGAGCTGGCTCGCCTACGTGTAAAAATTTTATTACTCCGTCGTCTGGTCTCTTGTATGGTTTCCATATTGGATTAATCCCATGTGGATAAACCTTATCAACCTTGTATCCGTTGTCTTCAAAAACGTTTGCACACCAGTCTGATGTTGTCCATATTTCGTCGCAAGCGTCCATATAATATTTCCACTCTTCTGGTATTATTGTGGACTCCCACGGAGTATAACTAATTTGATATTGATTTTTATGTAATTTAAAATGCGATGGCTGTGAAAAATTAAATTGTACTTTAGACTTTGGGTCTTGAAATGGAACAAAGTGTCCCAGGTTATTTAGTGATTGAACTATATTTTCTCCCGCATAGCCATACCCATTTTTACTTTTTAGGTTAGCAATTACTGTGGAAAACGATATATTCATATATTCTTTCTGGTCAACTGGCTTGACAGCGACTTACCGCCAATGCTACTATTATAGTTCGTTATCTCTAAAGGAGGAAATGCCAATGGAGAAAGTAAAACAAAGACTTAGTGATGTTGTACATAACTGGGCCGCAATAGCAATAATAACATTATTCCTATTTTCCGTCCAGCCTGGACCAACTGCTACTCAGGCTTTAGAAGTAAAAGAACAAAAAACCGAAATACAACTAAAAAGAGAAATACTAAGTAAGTTCAGTAATGAGACTTACGAGCATTCTGAAATGCTTGCAGCCGATGATTTAAAAGATTTACTATGGGCTGTGGGGTTTGAAGGAACTGCTTTAAAAACAGCTTGGGCTGTTGCTAGGGTAGAGTCTAACGGGAGACCGCTTGCTCTAAACGACAACAAATCAACTGGGGACAAATCTTATGGAATTTTCCAGATAAATATGCTTGGGGAACTTGGCATAGATAGAAAAGAAAAATTCGACTTAGTTTCAAATAAGGAATTATTTGATCCAGTAACAAACGCAGAGATAACGTATTATATGACTAAAGGCGGAAAAGATTGGTCATCGTGGCCTAACTCAATAGGAAAGGCCAAGGAGTTGATTCCTCAATTCCCTAAAGCTTAAGGAGCAATTTTGCGACAGATACAATATGTATCTCAGTATATAGCTTTATCAGAAGAGGGCCTTGTTCCAATTTTGGAATGTCCAATGGATCAGGGCTCTCTTTTCTGTAATATGGACCTAGAGGACAAAATATTTTTATATTGTATTTCTTGTGACTATAAAAACTTTATAGGTAACTCTTTTTATGATAAAATTGTATCATTAGTAAATGGAGTTAAAAATGTCTGATACACCGCAAAATCAAAACTTAGAAGATAACCTTCCCATGGTTAACTATATTATGCTTCATAGAATATATGACATGCTAACTTTAATAGCTAAAGGTACTGTGGGCGCAGATGAAGTTTCTAAAATGGTTGATTACCACGAACAAGGATTTTTATTAGGACCCACCCCTTCTTATACACCAGAAGTAGAATAAATTGGCAAATTTTGTTAACGACGTACAATATAGCGATGATTTTTTATTTGAAATATTAGAAACTGTAAACAATGATCCCGCTACAAGTGGACTTTATGATAAAAATAATATTGCATTGTTGCCATTTTATGAGTTAGAGCATGGAATGCGTTTAAGCAATAATACCGTTATAAAAAAAATCTCAACAAATAACAAAGTAGATAGTAAAAGTTTTTATTTTATGCATATTCCAAAAAATTCTGGGCTGTCTCTCCAACAAGAATTAAAACAAAATTTTAAAGGGCATCAAACTTTTATAAATCAAATATCATATATTAATGATGAAGATATGTTGAAATCTAAATTGATTTCTGGACATTTTGCATCATACCCATTTTCCTTATACAAAAAAAATAATTTAAATTTATCTGGCATTACAATGCTCAGGGATCCAGTAGATAGGTGCATTAGTTATTTTATACATTCCTATAATATTTTTAATATTATGTTAAATAGAAAACCTGATTTCCCAACACAAAAAAGCTTTGATAGTTTTTTATCTGATCCCAACAATTTAGATTTTATAACTAACTTTCAATGTAGAAGTATGACATCATCAATAAATTTTGAAGATTCTAACAAATGGAGCACAGATTATTTAAATAATAAAATAAATAAATTTTCTTTATTGTCTAAAGGTAGTTCAACTTCTCATTTTATTGAAAATAATAATAATGGCTCTTTATGGAAAGAAAATCTAAATAATTTTGCTATAATAGGAACTACAGAAAATAGAACTTTATTTTTAGACAGACTTTCTAAAATTTTACAAAAATCAAATTATAATAGTAATTTTTTAAATATCAAAAAAAATAAATCTTTATATAACACGGGAGATATAAAGAAAATGTTAAGCCCAAATCAAATTAAACAGATTATAGATTTAAATAACTATGATTTTGAAATGTATGATTTTTTAATGACAAACAAGGGGGTCTGGGAATGTTAAAGAAAAATTTATACCCATTTTTTAGATTAAGCGCTAGATGGGTCGATCCCAGACATATTCCTATTACAAAAAGAGATGTTAGGTCAAAAAATTTAGAAAATAAAATTCCAAAACTACATTTCCCATTAAATAGATATTATGGATTTTTTTTAAATACAGCAAAAGTATATGTAAAAGATATGTTGCGTTATGGAAAATCTTATTCTACCTACAGGGGAAGATACTTAGTAATTTATATTTTTTCTCCACAAGGAGCTTGGGAAATTTTAGCTGCTAAACAAAAATCTTTTATTAAAGGTCCTTTGTGGGGCAGGGCACGTAGACTTCTCGGTAATGGGTTGCTGGTTAGTGAGAATCCAGATCATTTTGTTTTTAGAAGAATGACAATGTCTAGCTTTGATCATAAAAAATTATTAAGCATGTCTAATATAATGTTTAACATAACTAAAAGTAAAGTTGATGAATTAAAAAATAACAAAAAACAAATTGAAATTCGTTCTGAGATAAACTCTTTGGCTTTAGATATTGTTAGCAAGTGCGTCTTTGGAGTTGATGTTCAGCATAACTCTGAATTAATAAAAGACGAATTAACTGTGTCAGTAAATGCTATGGATCGAACACAAAACCCTTCTTTAACAAGGTTTGAAAATATGAATATCCCTTACTTTAAAAACTTTGTAAACTCTACTGTATTTATGTATGAATTTGTAGAAAAGATGTATGAAGACAAAATAAAAAGCAATTTAGGTGGGGATGACTTATTATCTATATACATTAACAGTACAGACGAAGATGGGAATAAGATGTCTAAGCATCAAATTTTAGATGAAATGCTTACTGTAATATTAGCTGGCTTTGAGTCTACATCAAATACATTAGTATGGGCTTTAGCCTATTTAAACAAACACCCAAAAGAGTATAATAGGTTAATTGAAGAATCTAAGAGTATTTTTAATTCTGGGCTGTCTGAGGAGGAAATTTTACAAAGAATTATTAGCGCTCCTGTATGCTCTAGTATTTTAAAAGAAACATTAAGACTTTGCCCTCCTATTTGGAATTTGCCTAGAATGGCAAAAGAAGATGTTGAGGTGGATGGAAACTTTATTCCAAAGGGTTCTTTTGTAATTGTAAACCCATATGTTACTCATAGAATACCAGAAATATACTCGGAACCTGAAAAGTTTATGCCCTCTAGATGGGATGGGGATTTTGAAAAAAACTTGCCTTTAGGTGCATATTTCCCGTTTAGTGAAGGTAATAGAAAATGCATTGGAGATCAATTTGCGATGATTGAAATGAAAATAATTCTTTTGGCAATGTCTAATTCATTTAAAATAAAGACTTATGGAAAATTCCCTAGAGGTATAGATAGAGTGACTTATCGTGTTGCAAAACCATTAAGGGCTAAAATAAAAAATCATTGACTTTGAAAATAAGTTATTTTATAATGGTGTAGTATGGGTTGAGCATTTATGTTCCCCACACAACTGCATCATTAGATGCCAGAACCCAATCGGATCCGCCTCTGATTGGGTTTTCTGTTTAAATGGGTGTATAATTAATTTATGAGTCCAAGATATTTTTCTAAATTCACCAACAGCCCGTCTTCTGAAAGCTTTTGGTATCATTTTACTGGTGAAAACTTTCTGCCAGGAGACCCTGAATATAAAATGTATCTAAAATTTAAAATATTTAAATATAGACTTAAAAAATTATTTCGACTTAAATAAGTGCAATTGCGAAAATTGAAGTGCTCGGCGGCGGTAGAGAAGAACATATAATTTTTACCCATATAGACAATAATAGAGATATGCCTCTAAATTGCTCTATAGGGCTTCTAAGAAGGTTTTAGCTATCTACCCATACCCATACATGCAAAAGGTCTTAAAAGGTCTTTAAATCAATTTCTGGAATGTATTCTATATTTCTAGTTGACTAAGATATTATTTAGACTTATTAATTTTTCTCTGGTGAGTTCTGACCCTATGACAATTAGAACATACTATCTCACATTTAGCTATTTCTAGATCTATTCTTTTTTTGGATAGGGTCACAATGAGTTCTGATACGTTTGCTTGTTTCCGCCCCCGCACATGATCAAAATCCATTACGTAATAGGGAAAATTTTTCTTACAATCCATACATGGAGTATTAGATTTTAATTCTTGAATATATCTGGCTAGATAAGCTTTTTGTTTAGCTATGCTAGTCTTTTCAGACTTCATGTATTAATTATATATTATGTTCTTTTAATGTATATCTGGGTATTTAGATTTTTTAGCAAACCCCCCCTCCCCCCTAAGTTTAAAAAATCTTCTTAGAAAGACAGGGAGGGCGATTACATCTGGTATATCTGAGTTCCTTAGTGTAACCCCCCAAAACCTTGCCTAGTATAACATTATAAAAATTTTTCTGTCAAATCTGGATACCTAGGTCTTTTTGTTTATTTTTAATAATTTTAATAAGCGCCTCATATTTGTCATTTATACTAGACAAATCAACCGCCCTTTCAAATTCATTTAATGTAATATTGTAATTTTTTTCTGTTTTAGAGCTTGGCAAAAATAATTCAATTTTATCCATCCTGTAATTGAATACAATGCTTCTAGGTGGAATTTTATTTAAAAAATTAAAATTTTTTACTAGACCCAAAGAATATATTTTATTTATGCTTTCAAGGACTTCTTTTGGATTATTTTCTAGTTGATCAAAAGTATATGTTGTTCTATTATCTATATCTAGTAGTAGTGAATCAAGAAACATATTGTATTCATTGGTTTGTCCAATAAAACCTTTTAAAATAATATCGCTATCTTTGCCCTTTAATGGAGACATTACTATGTTAGAAACAATACAGTCTTTTGGGTTTCTTAAAACAGTAACTGGATTAGGCTGGTTAATATTTCTTTCAACGTTCCATTTTTTCTTAACAACAAAAAAATTGTTTATTGTTAAATTTTGCCTCAAGTAAGTAGTTCCAGACCTAGGAAAATTTTTTATGCAAACTAAAGGTTTTGGCCAAATCCCATTTTCACTAAAGTCTACATCATCGTGTAAACTTAACTTAGACTTTATCTCTTCTACTTGACTATTTTTTTCCATAAACATCCATCATTTTTATGTAAATGTCCGAATGCATTACTTCGCCAATGACAAATGCGCTGATACCCCATTGAGGGTTTTCTGATAAAAATTCATTCACCGCAGCAACGACTCCAGTATATTCATTAGTAAAATGATCATATACTATATAATCATTAAATCCTATAACCCCACCTTTATTTAAATGAGTTACTGCAAAATTTAAACAATATTTTACAAAATCAAAATCATGGTTTGCGTCTATGTAAATATAATCATATTTTTCTTTGCTTGAAATTAAATTACTTTCTTTTATATGAATTGTCTTTTGAATAATTTCAATATTTTTATTATTTTTATATTTATCTTTAATATAAGAATAATGCGTTTTTTTTGTAAATCTTTCCCAGCCTGGGTTGTCATAATCGTCTGACATGAAATGATCAACTAGTGTGATTTTTTTGGGAGAAAGTGTTTCTATAACCATGTCAGTATACCTTCCCGCCAATACGCCAATTTCTAAATAGGAATCTATTGTATTTTGATCTTTAAGATAGTCTATTTTGTCTGCGTATATTTTTGCATTTTTTAACATGTTGTTAGATAAAGGCACAAATTCTATATATTCTTTATTAGACATTATTACATTATATCAAACAATGCTACAATATAACAATGCACCCACTAACACCAAAAGACTATATTCCCAGAAAAGATCTGTTAAAAATAGATAACATAACAGAAATTATAGGAACTGGGGTTGATAATATTAAAATAATAGAAAATTTTTTATCCGAAAAAGAAATTTCTACTGCATTAACTTTTTTAAAAAACCACCCAGTTAATGAAAATGCTACCCATTCGTATTCTTTGCAACAAATACAGGGCCATTCATCATCATTAGATGAATTATTCTTTGGAGAAATGATGGGAAGGAAAATGGTTGAGTTAGGACAAAACCTTTATGGACAACCATTAATAAAAGATAGACCGTTTTTATATGTAACACATCCAACTGGAACGTACATAGATCCACATACAGATATACTAGACGTAGATGATCCAGATTATGATACCCCTAGTTTTGATGAGCAGGTAAAAGAATTTCCCTATTTGTGGAGCGGACACCTATCAATACTTGGCTATCTTAATGATGATTTTGAAGGCGGAGAACTTTATTTTCCAGAACTAAATTATGGGTTTAAACCAAAAATGGGTTCAGTTGTGTTATTCCCTGGAAATTTACATTACGTACACGGCGTAGCTCCAATAACAAATGGAGTTAGATATACAATATCTCAATGGTGTATATTTAAAAACTTTATAGCCAAACCATCCTAAATAAGTGCTAAAAAAGTGCGGCGGAAGTAGAAGACATGTTTTATCCTGCTACATAAAAACAAACACCTAGAGTAGCTACAATAATACCTAGCAATGTTATCCAATTTCTTAGTGTCATCTTATTCATTATTACCTCCAATCAATTTTGAATCATGTTCTTGCTTAATCTGAATAAATCTATTTGCGGATTTCCTTAATTGATTTAAATAAGCATATAAAGCATTTCTATAATGCTCTCCAGTACCAGATAAAATTAAATTTTCAACATCCCAATATTTTAGTATTGGGTATATAACTTCATCTAAATGAATACTGGGGTCATATATTTCCGCAAAAGCCAAAGCGTTACTCATTTCTCTATATCCTGGAAGTTGATGCTGAGGGAAGTCAAATCCTATAATAACATTTGATATGGCCTCCATGCCAACATCTGGATTTATTTCAAGTGCAGCTTTTACAAGATTTCTATATACTATAAAGTGCAAGTTTTCATCCATTGCAATTCTTGCCATTAAAGCTTCACCAATAGGCTCATTAGTAATTTTTGCGGTATGTTTATGAATAACCCTAGTTCCAAGTTCCTGAATAGTGGTATATACAATGGTGTGTATCATATCATTTTTATATGATGGGATTTTAAACCTTTTCTTCATATGCTCTAGTCTTAAATTTTCTAATTTCTTTGGGTCCAGAACACGAGTCGTAACTATATAATCTCTTAGTGCAATTGAGTGACGATTTTCGTCGGCAGACCATAGATCAACCCATGTTCTCCAAGGTCCATCTTTATCAAATGCATAAGTAAGCTCAGTATGATATGCAGGCAAATTATCTTCTCCTAATAAAGACATCAATAACGAGTCTTGTACAACTTTACTTAATTTTGACTGAGATTCGTCAAAATCTTTTCCACCCATTCTGGAGAAATTGCTTCCGAGATCCCAAGGGATATACTCATGTGGATACCACATTTTAGAAACAGAGTTATGCCTATTCATCTCATTTTCAACAACTGGTTCTAGTTGCCTTGTAATATCAAGAATTAATTTAGCACTATTCATTAATTTCAGTCACCTTAAAATTGTCCCAAACAACAAATGAAGTTATAGGTCTTACCTTTTTGTCTTTACTAGGCTGATGATGATTCCAACTAGATAAATCTTGTTTATTAGCAATTTCTATAGCTTCCTCTTCGCTGTCCGCCATAACATTTATTTCAAAATATTCTTCTACTTTATGAAGTACCCTATACTCCTTGCTGCCTTTCCCAAATTTTTTATTAGGCTCCACCAAAAATGTATATTCCCAAAATTTTCCATTTAAAACCTCGAATCTAACACCCCTTTTAAAAATTATAGATGCACCAGCCTCTAAATCATGAACTGGACCAATTTCATCTGGAAAATCCACTGTAAACCAATTTTTTCTAGCAACCAAAGCTTTTACGTAAAAAGGATCTTTATCCTCGCCCCCATACATAAACTTACTTAATACCGTTTGATATATTTTTTTTTCAACATCTAAAGAATTTTGTAAGTTTATTTCGCCAAATGTATTAGACTTTGTTACTATAACTGAGGGCTTTTTATTATCCATTAATAAATTATATCACTATATAATCCTAGTCGACTAGTATATTCATATTTACCAAAATGTTAATAATATTTTATTATGTATGATACACACATTTAAAATGTCCGATTTGTCCAGATAGAGCGACCATATGTGATTAACCTCACACGATTATTCAAAATATCTTCATGATTTTTGCGACACGCCGAGCCATGACCCCTAAAATGTCAGTGCCCCATGTTAGGATTATAGTATAACAAAATAAAGAATTAGAGAGTATGAGCCTCGCAAATAATCCGAAAGGTGAGCCGAGCAAATAAAACTCTCAACACGAAAGTATCTTAGAAAGGATAACTTAAAATGAATAACAATATAGATGATGTATATAACGAACTATTGTTCGAATACAAGCATGGTGGTATCAAGTCTGATACCGTTAATAGTCTTAGACTTACTAAGTCTGAGCGTATGGGTCTATTGACCCTAATACTAGCCGAGAGCCCTACATGCGATACCGCATGTGAGGTATCTCACTCCCTATAAGGGGCGTGTCGGCTTGATAATGTCGGCACACTATGATAGATTTACCTTAATGAAAAACCTAACGAAAGAAG